CCAGGTCGCCGATCTTGGCGGTGAGAACGGCGAGGTCTTGGATGATCGACGTTTGGACCATGGCCCGCATGATGAAGTCATCGAAGTAGGAGTTGTCGTCAGCATTGCCGTCATTTTTGACTGTTAGCTTGGCAACTGCATACGTCGAGCCTGCCGGTGCAAACGCTCTCGCCCAACCAAACGCCCAAGTCGGAGAAGGAGTTAGAAACCCTCCACCAGTGCCTCCTTGATGAACGCCTAAATCATCGAAAAACTCTATGCTCGGAGTGCTGCGATTGGCAGTACCCGTTCCCGATCGTGTCCAGTATTCAAAATAGAACTCGTCGCCTTCCCGACAGGCTACATGAAACGCTGGATTGTCATTCTCATTTCCATTCATCTCGACGGAAGTGTCGGCAGTTTGTAATGCCGCGTCAACATGCAGTGAATGAGAGCCAGACCGAGCGAACGCTTGAGTGACTGCCCAAACTGCCCCTGGCCCCGCATCGAACACTACGGCCGGTTCAAGACCACCTGTTTCGAAGCCAGGATTCTGAAGCAGGTTGTCGACGCTGCCGATAACCAGATGCTTGGCTGAAAGGGAACCAACAGCAATCCGGTCAGCGTTGAGGGTGCCAGTAGTAATCTTGTCAGCAGTCAGATCAATAATCTTAGCCGAAGGTATACCCACAGAGATTTGGGCAAGCAAAGAGTCCACAACTTGTTTCTGAACAGACTTCTGCGACAGAATGATCTCACCCAAAGACCAGGGAGTGCGAGTGCGAACACCCATCAGATTAGGTTCACTGACATAGTTTCATCTCCACCAGCGTCCTGACTTGTAATAACTGCTTGTACATCCCTCTCGAGGGCAAACTCACCGAACCCCAGATCAGCATCTATCGATATGGTATCACCAGGATCTACATCCAGAGGACCAAACCCTTCAGTTACTTGGATCTTAGTTGTCCCACCTTCCTTCTCTCCTCCAGAGCCTCCGAAGGATAATGGAAAGTTAGAATGGGTATCAACCGCAGCCTGGACAAAGTCATCAAGTGTTGCCTGGCTGGTAATTCCACTCCAGTTGGCTCCTAATCCTGCGTAGCCAAATTGACTGCGTCTTGTGGCATTAGTCTTCTGAGACCAGAAGGGACCGTCGACAAGATCGAAAGCAGTAGCAGCTCCAATTACAGTAGTAGCAAAGTCTCCGGCAGTTAGATCCATAAACATGGAGTGCTGAATCAGATTACGGTTGTCAATAACAATGGTGTTTGTCTTGTCAGTTCCTCGTTGAGGACTGTACAGATACAGCCTTCTATCACTAGGGTTGAACTCAAAGTCAAAGCCATCCACCGAAGGTAGGCTGAGATCGCCTATTGTTTGGGCTATGTTCACAAGTTCAACCCGCTTATAGTCAACGTCAATCGTATTACCAGAAAGAGGACTTCCTACTTCATCAAAGATGCCAAAGTGACCATAACTCTGATCCTGCCAAGTAGCGATTAGCTCTCGCACTACCGTAAAATTATCAACAGCGGTTCTAGCGAAGTCCGCTGTCAAGAACATATAGCGGGTGTAATATGCCAGTCCTCTTGAGTGAAAGGTTATCGTTCGGTTCTGTCCCTGAATCTGAATACCAATTAGAGGTCCAGAGTATACGTGAATTCCGTCTCTAAAGATCCATAGCTCCATAGGTCTTTCGTCAGGTTTAATAAGTCGGTCCCTTAGGGCATCTTCAAGTCTTTCGGGTCTTGTAGAAACGGAAGCGAAACCGTCGTTGTTCAATTCCTTAGACCAGGTCACTCTGTCCAGAATGTTAAGCCGATCTATCTCGGTCAAGGTAGGCGCGTTGTTTGGGCCTACGTCGGGATGAGGGATCCTATCAACAAGAACTGCTTCGTACTCAGGCATTACACAAAGGTATCCCACCAGGTGAAGTCAACATCATCACCGGCATTGAGCGTGATGCTGTTTGACCCTGGTTGTAGGTAGAATGGAGTACGTGGTTGTGTCCAGAATGGGTAGTCATTAAAGCCTGTTCTAAAGACTACTAACCCTGTTTCTCCACGAACCAGCTTATCCATATCGCCAGTTAAGTCACCAGTGCCACCCAAACCGCCAACCTCAAAGATCACTCCCGTTGTAGTGTTTGTGATCTTTACAGAGGTTCCTCCCCCAGCTCGTTCGAATAGAATTCTCGGAAAGGCGTTCTGCTTGCCGTTGTTGGTTACAACAAACGACCCGGTGTTGTTGTTGTCACTGTTAGGAGCTGCAACGTAGAACCTAGGATCTGATGCTCTTAGCTGAACTGCGATACGAGTTATACCAAGCTCCGACTCAGGCAGCAGCAGGCGTTTACGCTTAACACATCGGGCTCTCAGGAATCTTTCTGAGTTCCCAGGGACTTGCCAATGCAGCTCGTTCTCAGTGTCTTTATCAATGGTGAAGTGGCCTTCAACATCGTCAATCAGGTTTCTCCACGCTGAATCCGACAAGGCTCCCTTACGAACATCTAGGTCAAAAGTAATCAGGCGCGAACGAGCTAGATGCGTACCAGGGATATCTCCAAACCTATTGTGATGTTGCTTGTCACTTACTAAGGCATTTTGATCGCTAAGACCATCTATCTTCATGACATCGATGTTAGTGTTAAGACCGAAGTCAAGATCACCTCCTCCAGCAACACCGAAGTAGAATTCGTAATTAGCAAGTCCTAGGTCTGTGCTCATTGGATCCTTATCGCCCAAGCGACTTCGTCAGCAATATTCTGTTCTGATAGAGTGGTCACGTTTATCTCGATTGAAGGTCCACCAGCTGAGGCTAGTGCTAGGGCGCCTCCTCCTCCTATCTCAGGACTTATCTTCCTAAGGTTACCGACCTCGTCCCTAATACGTATTACTCGATCCCTAGTATCCTTTTCGATAGCATCAAGTGCAGCGGCCATGTTGCTGCTCAACATATCAAACCCTTGCAGGACGGTAATAGCAATTGGAGTAGAGTGGAAAGAGAAAGGGTTGAGCTTTTGCAGCCAGGTTAGAATCTTCGACACAAACTTAATTGCTTCGTCAAGCAGCCAGCTAAGCTTGTCCCTAATCTTGTTAAACCATCTGACAATTCCCCAATAGGCGTCTATAACAGGGTCGACGATCTTGTCCTTAATCTGTTCCCAAACGATACCGGCTGCGGTCTTAAGGTTGTTCCACATAGTCCCTAACCACCCCTTGATGAGGTTGAACCAGAAAATAATCGACCTCCATATATCTCCTACTATGCGCTTAACGGTAGGTGCGATAATATTCCACGCCCCGATGATGATACCCTTTATTACGCGCCAGACACCACTAAGGAAGTCTCTCGCTCTGTTGAACCAAAAAACGATGGTGCGCCAAATGTTCGTCACTACCGTCTTAACGATAGGAAAGATAATGTTCCATGCCCCTACGATAAGGGTTTTAATAATCAACATGGCAACCCCAAGGAACCTCGTGATGTTATTCCAGGTGTTTACAATGGTGTTCCACATCCCCATCACTGCTCCAACAATGACAACGAGGACCAACTCAAAGGCAATACGAAAGAGTTCATAGATGATCTGTAGTACTATTACCAGGAATTGAACAACACGGTTTTCCCACAGGTCTTGGAACCAATCAACTATTCCCTCCCAGACCGCTATAAAGAAATCTTTAATGCCCGTCCAGATATTAGAGAAGAAGTTCGTTATCGCTTCCCAACCAGAATTCCAGGTGTTCTGAAACCAGTCTACGACTCCACCGGCAAAGTCCACAATTCCGTCCCAGATGCCAGTAAAGAAGTCCTTTACTGCGTTCCAAGCATCAAACCAGAGGTCATGGAACCAGGTCATGATCCCACCCCAGACTTCTACGAACCACGCTCTGATACCTTCGGTTTTTTCCATGATGATGTCCCAGATGCTTATAAATATCTCTAGGAACGCATCCCAGGCTGCTCCCCAGTCCCCCTCTAGAACGGCGGCAAAGATTGTGAGAACGCCTTCCATTATTTCCAGCGTGCCCTCTATTATTCCACTAGCGACGGACCATATGAACTCGAGAGTATCTAGGAAGTCCTCGTTCGTCAGGGCTGCTATCAGCACATCGGTTATGAAGCTAGTTAGAGCTATTAGAGCGTCGAAGAACGGACCTATGACATCGCCAGCCTTCTGGAAGATAGCCTCAATGTCTTTGGGTAGGTCTTTGAAGCGTCTTATTATCTCAGGGACAAACTCATCTATGAACTCCAACCAACGTATGCCCAGATCCTGAAAGAACACAAGCAGATCGTCAAACTTGTCCTGAAACTTACCAATAATGTCCTCGATCAAAGGACGGAAGAATTCAATGACCTTTTTGACAGCGGGCCTAAGGGTGCTATCCCAGAAGACAACGAGCTTGTCCCAGTTCTTGACAACCAGAATTGCCAGCGAAGCTAACAACCCAACCCATCCCAGGAACTTAAGTAGAGGACGACCTATCGCAAGAAGGGTGCCAAAAAATCCAGAGGCACCAAAGACTGCCGCCAGAAGTTGACCAATACCTACGATGACGATAAAGATACCAGAAGCGACTGTGGCGATGGCTCCAATGGCTGCCCATCTAGCAATGTTACCTTTCATGACACTGTCAAGGTTTTCCCAAATGCTGAGCAGATCATCGAAGAAGGGAATAACCTTATCTTCCAACAGCGGAATGAAATGCATGCCGATCTCAAATCGGAGAGCTTGCCATCTGTTCAGCAAGGCATCTATCTTCTGACGAGGCTGGTCCATCATGATATCGTAGGCTCTCCGCATGGCGCCTACTGTCTCTTCAGAGGTGAACACGTCAACTAGGGTGTTAAACTCCCGCCAGTTTGGAATGGCGATGTCAAAGAACCTACGTGCCTGAATCCGACCCTGACCAAAGATGTCAATGAATGCCTCTTTACGCTCTGGAGCCGTTAGATCACCGAAGATCACATCCATATCTTCAAGTACTTCGTTTATCTGACGGAACTCCCCAGTGGAATCTCTTACTGCAATCCCCATATCCTCTAGGTTCTTAACCGTCTTGGGCTGAGCAAACAACTCAAACGCTCGTGCTGCAGAAGTACCCGCCATAGCAGCACTAAGTCCGTTCTTTGTCAAGAACGCTACGGTAGCACCCATAGTTTCAATCGACTGACCTGAGGATTTCGCGGCAGGTATGACCTTACCTATGGTTTGTGTGAACTCATCGTAAGTCAGAATACCACGCTGAACGGTGGTGAACTGTTGATCAAGAATGAACCCGATATCCTCAGCACCAAGACCAAAGGCATTCATCATGGCTATGGTTGGGACCATAGCACCACGAACGTCCGTCTGTCCTGCAACGGCTGCTTGAGAGACAGCACGTAGAATGGCCTCTGCCTCAGGGACAGTAGCCTCTATGGACGAGAAGATGTCGAACATAGCTTCCGACATCTCCTCGAAGGGAACAGGTACTTCTCTACCTACCCTGAGCATGGCCTGCTCAATATCTTCAATGGTAGCGGTGCCCGTCTCAAACATCTGAGTGAAGGCTAACGCGGCTCCATTACGAAAATCAATAGCCTCATTGGTCATGTCCTTGAGGGTGTCAGCCCAGGCGAGACCCATCCTAGTGATGGCGGCACCAATGAATGTAAGAGCACCAGCCACACGCGCAGTGGTAGACTGCGTATGATCTCGAGCTATAATTATCAGCTCAAGCTCTCGTGTCAGTAACGCCATTCTCTAGGTGCCTTTATCTGTCTTCTCGTTTTGTGCCATCATCACTAGCTTCATGCTTTCCACTATATATGGGTGCTGATCCCATAGGCCCCCCGAACCAGGCAAACAATGAAAGGTCTGACACATGTTCGTCAAGGTTACAAGGGCAGCTACCTCTTGATCAGGTTCAGCGGACATCACCACGCTTCGCCTTATTCGGTAAAAAGCTCTTCTTGCTCACTCTCCCATATGTTCATTTCCCCAATATATCCACTGATCTCTTCTCCGATCTTAGGATGCAGTTGTGAGAAGTCCTTCCTCTCACCCAGGTTCAACTGCTTGTCTTGAGCATCCGTCAGGTTGTGGTTAACAATGCACTTGCTGAACTCGTACAACGTTGTTTCAGTCTGAATGGCATCGATGGTCACCTTGGAGTCTCTCTTTCGAGGATCTCCTTCGATGGCCATCTTGGTGGCCATATCTCGTCTGTGAAGCCACTCACCATAGGTCATGGAACGAAGCTCAACAAAAGCCCCATCTAATGACTTAAGGTCGTGCCTTTGTGTCTCCTCAGGAGACGTGGTCGCTACAGGCATTCCTGTTCCTCCTATGTTGTTGTTTTACGGCGTGATATCGATAGCTGCGTCAACCGTGATCTCGAACGACTCCGTTTCGGCGAAGTCGTACTTGCCCATGTACTCAATAGCACCTCTAAGCAAGTCACCCTGACTAGACAGGTTCACCTCATACGAGCTCTTGATTGCTGATCGTGTGAAGATCTCAACCTGGTCAGTAGCTGACTTGGAGACCAGAATCCTGATCTCCTGAGCAGTCAATGCCTTAAAGGCATCATAGTCGGTCTTGCTCTCGAAGTCGCGCTCTACCGACAAGGTAACCGTACGCTCACCAAACTTCACGAAAGCTGCTTGCTGAGCGTTACCTAGACGGTAGACTGCCTCCGCACTATCATCCAGACTCCAGGTGAAGGTATCGACATCAGTAACCGACGAAGCGGTTGGAATCTCGATGGTGTAGTCATCAGCACCAAACGGAACATCCGTTGGAAAGACTTCTGTGGGTGCTGACTCAGTACCTTCCGACTCACCCAGTATGTTCATGGTACAGACGAACACACCGTTATCCACAGTGAACTCCAGACCACCTACAACACACCCCGCATAACCGAACACAATGTTGTTGCGAACAATCGTAAGGGACAATGTCTTGAGGGGTGCCTCTGCAGCAGATGATGGGGTAAAGACATATTTGAAGTCAGGGCCTCCAGTCTTAACCACTGTCAACCTAGCTGCGTGGAGCATAAACGCCAGTTCAGAGGACAGAACCTCAAACTCAACGTCGCCTTCTACCTTCTGTGGTCCAGGAACCGCGTGTACCGGATCTACCACTCCCATGATCGGGCGAGTGTATTGAACTTCGTCAACGAAGTTCAATGACTCACTACGAATGGGAAGGAACTGTGTGGGTGCCAGGTACGTACCAGCGACGGCTTCAAGAGCCATTCCAAAAGAGCCCGCACCACCAATGCCAACTACCATTAGTCATCTCCTTTCTTTGTTGTTGTCTTAACCTCTAAAGCGTCGCTTTCTAGGCTTGACAGTTTCTTGCCTGCCAGTAGCTCAAATGCCTTCACTTGAGCAGTCGTGAACGTGTTGCTGCCAGGCTCTATTAGTCCAAGGCCGTTAACAACAAGGTTTCGTTTGGTCTTGTTATTGATTGTTACCATTTACAACTCCGTCTTTGATATCCCCTCTAGGGTAAGTCTAGTAGCCAACACATGGTCCTGGCCTATTACAGAAACGCCAGGCTCAATATTGGTTACATTTATGTGAGCCAGGATGCCTCCCAACGTGCGGTCCGTGTGGATACGATCCCTCACAGCCTCAGCGCGCTCATCACGGTCCTTTCGCTTTACCTCCTGATTCTTGAGAGAACCTTCGTATACGAAAACATAGATGACAATCGTATTAGTCATACGCATCTGAGTGGAGGTAGGCTCCGCTGCCAGAGCCGTAGCCTCTACAGCTATGGCTGGATACCTGAGATATCTCTGCTCATCACCATAGTAGATGTCATCAGGAGTACTTAGCCCTAGGGTCTTCCACTTCTGCTTTAGCAGATCGATAATGGCCTGCGTTGGTGTGGTGAGTGTGTCTGTTTGAGCCATTATGAGTAGTGCAGCCTGATGTTCCTGTTGACCATATCCTCAACCCACTCCATAAGGATCTCACCTATTTGGGTTGAGTCTTCAGGCTGCTGGATCATTACGAACTGACGCTGAGGCACACCACCGAGACCAAAGTCGTGTACGGGGCCGAACCAACGACGCTCAGGCCAGTTACCATAGGTCATCTCATTCTTGAGGATTTTGAAACGCCTCTTGGCGGTGGCCGATCTTTTCAACTGTCCAGTTACATTTAGAATACCTATACGACTAGGTGCTCGAGACAGGGTAACAGGTGAGAGAGGTTCCCATTTATTAGGACGTCCCTCCATATCGAAGTTCTGTCGAATAGAGGGGATCATCACCTCATCCCTAACGCGGTCCCAAGCTCCACGCATTCTCGTCTGACCCTTCAAATCATTACCCAGCCTCTGTATGTCTCTGCTGAGCAAGGCTAAAGCGTTTGGGTTAGCAACCATCACCTGCATCATTAGTACACCGTACCTATCTTAAACCTAACGCCCTCTTCAGGTCCGAACGGTGACAGGTCATCCGCGCCAGTCTTGTCTGTGGGGAAGAACTCTAGTGTACCGGTAACGGCAGGTCCTTGTAGAGGCTCATCAATAAGGTCGATACTCCCATCAAGGATTCCCATGATAAGATTATCCGCCATATCCTTGAGCTTATCTGCATAAGGATTTCCAGCATCCTCCGTTTCCGAGTATATTGAGTTGTACCTAAAGCTGGCAACCAACATCGCGATGACCTGGCGAACCAGATCTGGTGTGTCACTCTCATCTATCCAGCCTGAAGTATCGAACCGAGTGGCTAGCTTAGACAAGACGATCTCGCTGGCTGGAATTTCCTCCGCCAGCGAGTCGCCTGAGTCTATACGCAGCTTAGTCGGCTCTAGCCAGACTTGTACGTCAGCTGATGTAATGCGTGTGGGCATTACTCTTCTTCAGTGGTCTCTTCTTCAGGCTCGTCCTCCCTAGGAGCTAACGGTTGATTGATAAGTATGTCAGCATCCTTAGCTGCTTCCTTAGCTACCTTCGTCAGCTTGCTCATGAGGGTTCCGGCGGGGAAGAACTCCCCGTCTACCTTGAGACCGGTTTCAAGCATCTTTGCCATGGGTCGCCAAACCTCCTTTAGGCTACTGCATCCTTGATCAGGTATCCAGCGGTTGAGTCGCCTGAGCCATCAACAGCGATGAACCTAAGGTCATAACGACGTGACACCCTGATGATGTCGCTCTTACGTCGTTTCTCACGCCACCTGTCAGCTACCTGCACCTGCCCACCTGGGTATCGCCAGTTGAACTCGTACGCAAACGCCGGCAGTCTGAGACCTGCTCGTGCAGGAACCCAAGCTAGAACGACGTCCTTAGCCCACAGATAGGCGAGAGTTGCAGAGCCACCAGGGTTCCCTGATGAGTCGAAACCAAGTCCCGGAACCACGATGTTCTGCAAACCCACTACGGCTGCAATCAAATCAGCGGTCACGATACCTGTCTGTGAGTACTTGATGCGCTCAATGAAGTCCGGATGGTCCTCAAGCTGAGTCATCACCTCGTACGGGATTATCGCAGTGTTGGGCTCCATGAACAGAGCACTGTGGACCTGTCTCAGTCCAGTTTTGATGTCGATAATCGGCGTCGAGGTAGCGTACACGTCCCACTGAGCAGCACCTGAAAGGGTGACGGTGTGCGCAGCGACATAGTTCGCTGCTGTGTGCACCATCACCTGCATACGCTGCTCTCGCCTTAGCATGATCTTCGAAGTAACCAGGTCGGTTCCATCGCGATCAGGATCAAGCGGACGATCGGCGTTTTGACGCTCCTCGTCGGTCACAGC